CTCCTAAGCGGCAGGTCGCAGGTTCGATTCCTGCCAAGCGCACAGCATAAACAAAGGCTTCCAAAGCATTTGCTCGGAAGCCGTTTTTATTTTTTGACTAACACTTGACTACTTAACAAAATATTTATATCCATCTAAGACGTTAATGGTTAACGCACAACATTAACATTTCACAATCTTCCGATTCTTTTTCTATAGTAATTCCACATTTCCCAGTTGCAAATTCCATAACATAGCATACGGCAAAATATGCTAACATAAGTGAATATTTGGTTTCTTCTATTTCTTCATGCTCACTACCTTCAATCTCCTTATTCTTTGAATCTAGCAGTTGATACAAGTCAATAGAACGCTCTACCGATTCTCTTACCTTATCCCACTCTTCTACTGTAGGAAACTCATAATAATTTTTATCCATTTTTTTATCTCCTTCTATACCGCCGTAGCGATTGCTTCATATTGCTTTCGCATGTCAACGAGGTCGTATTCTTTTACGCCATCAGACGTATACTCTTTCATTTTGTGGATTCTTCTTTCGAATGCGTCCCAGTCCTTGGGTTTGTTCTTTTGGATTTCTGTATACTGCTGATATAACTCATAATTGCTTATGATGTATACTTTTGTGTAACTGGCTTGTTTGTCGGCGTACCGTGCCTTTAATGCTATGGGGTAGCCGTCTAAATATTCGAGCATTTCCTGAAATTTCAAACTATTTCTAAACTCATCAAAGAGTAAAACATCTTGCCCGTTGTACCTGTCAAACGGATGGTCGTAATTTGTCACCCGGTAAACATTTTCGTAACCGTATTTCTCCATTACACCCCTTGTCTTTCCTGTTCCCGTTATCCCATGTATATATGTTACTTCTAATTCGCGATATGTGTTTTTATATTTTTCTTCTAAAATCATTTGTCGGATTTTTTCAATTTGAGAAAGCTTCATCATGTATTGCGGGTTTTCGTCAATTATCCGTTGCGGTGGAATCCCCTGTTTTATCATATCGTATAAGTCCGCTAAATCATTTCTCGCACCTTGACGCTCTAATGGCATTTCTCCGTATTCTTCGCGGGTATCTTCGAGGTGCGTTTCTTTCTTTTTATCTTTCTCCCATTTGCCAAGTTTATAAATATAATCGCGGTTTTCTTGGCTTGTTCCACGCGCCATCTCTATATGTGTTTTCGGAAATTTCTTTTTTATTGTGCTAAACCGCACTGCCGAGTTAAATGCCATATATAAATGCGTGTGCAGCGTTCCATTTTCTCCAATTTCATCAGCCATACACCAGTATACAATAGACTTTAATTTTCCGATTATTTGCTTAATCAAGTCATGGTCGAATCCGTGATTTTCAGGATTGTTGATTGTTATTTGCCATTTTCGGCTTTGTGTATCCTTATTAGCATTTTCCATTATGCGACACCCCTTTTAATCCCCTTTTTTGTAACTGCGACAAGTTTTTAATATTTACAACCCGCATATTTACTGACGTATCTAGGGGTTGCGACATGCGACAGATGTTCGCTAAAGGTAATACTAATTCTTTAGCGAACTTGGCTCGACCTGTGTGCGCGGGTTGGGGTAAACCCAACACCGCACACACAGGCCAAACCAAGGCTCACAAGGCCTTAGATAGTTTCCGTATAGCCACCGTTCCGTTAATGCCTTTGACCGCATTTTGGATTTCTACGGCCATCATGTAAAACGACTTTCTCGCCAATTCCTTGATAGGTATTGACGATTCTGTGTTGAGCATTAAATCTACTTGCTCGTCGTCGTCATCCATAATGGTGACGATTGCCCACGGCCTTCCTTTTTCACTTACGCCCTCGCGCAGCACTTTTACTAACTTACATCTCATTTCGGGTAACAACATAATTGTCACGCTCCTTTTTTATATTTTTTCAGTGCGGCCACCGCCGTCACTGCCCTTTGGGTTTGGTTGCGGTATTTCTTTTTTGTAATCCTTGCAAATATCGTCAAAGATGGTGTAGCTATCGTAGATTTTAAATACACTTGGCAGGCATACCGCCATTCCTATACGTAACTTTTCTCGTTTTGCCGTGCCGTACCATTCTTCACGATGAATGAATACCGTCCACGGTAACCACCAAAGCATATTTGACGCCTTTTTATGTCGTACTTCGATTTCTATTAATGCACGAATTTGCTTGTCTATATAGCTGTCTACTTGTGTAACAAGAATAATGTCATAACCTAAATGTCTGTGTATCGTAAAAAATTTTATCCACTCGCGCCGACCGCCTATGCCCCAATCACGGGTATTAAAGATTAACTGGCACTCGTCTATAAATACCAGTGTTTGGCGTTCCTTGCCCTTTATATGGTTTTCTGCGGCGTACTGCCTTAACATTTCTTCCGTTATCTGCTCTATAGGGATATACTTATAATCTCCGATTTTCTTTTTGCCGTTTTTGCTTACGAGAGGTATATTTATGGGTACTGTGCTGATTACATTTTGCTTACGGCGTAGAGCGTCGCGTATCATACGAGCCATATTGTAGGATTTTCCCGACCCGGGCGTTCCTGTCAGTATTTTTATCATAATGCCACCTATTTGATTATCTTGCCCATGCGCAATATTACTTTTAGTATGTGAAAAGACACGACCGCCGACAACCATGCACTTAGCGTCATCATAATTGGGGTTACAGGTATAAACGCCGAGATGTAACGCATATAAGGTATTCCCATCATCATATTGGTTAACGGTATCCTTATCACACGTAACGGGCTTTGCGGGAGTAATCCCGCCCCTGCTATTGCAACAAGGAACAATCCCATAAATGATACTTTGGCTACGGTTTTGAATATTGCCTTTCCGAGTACGGATGTTACAAGCCATGTAACAAAAGACTTTAATGCTGGTATAATTTTTGTCTTTGCAAATGCTGTTACCACTACTCCCATTTTTACTTCCTCCTTACCAAGTTATTAATTTTTGGGTTATGCTTAAAAGCCCAACTAAAAATGTTAAAAACACGCCCCAATTAATAATATTTACAAATGTCGGAAACTCGGCCATATCAAATACCCATGTATGCGCTATGGTATTGCTCCCAGATAAATCAGGCAGGGGGATATCTATTTCAATTCGCGGTAATCGCGGTGATGGAATAAATAACGGCGATATCATATCGTAGCCCAGCGGAGAAATTTCTCCGTGTTCGTGCCAGTGGGCTATCAATGCGCGTTCTTGTGTGGTTGCCCCTGCCATTTCTGCGGGTTGTACACCCAGCGTTATCGCTATGATGTCATACAAATCGCGAGGAAGCGAAAACGGGAAGTAATCCATTAAATTTATACGGAAGTCAAAGTCCCCGAACTCTAATTCATATGGAATGTACCCTACAGGCGTATCGTCGAATATTAGGTTGCGTATAGATGTTGCTATGCTGGCGGGTAATGATGTAACCGCCGATATAATTCCTTGCAGCAGACCGATAATACCGCCCACATCTACATCAGGAACTACTACAGGTGGGTTTCCTACTGTTATATCTGTGTCAATTCTTGGCAAATCGTATATGTCCTGCATTTCTTTGGCTCTTGCACCATCCATAACTAAATCATGCACCGTAAGAAACGCCCGAAGTGCTTCTGCAAATGCAGGGAAATCCGCCTCGGCTATGTTTGGGAATGCCCCAGGATATATTACCGGCAATGTTACAATTACATCATCATTTTCCCTAGCGGGATATCCCGCGCCTGCTATTGCTCCAACACCTGCGATTACACCAGAAACATTGCCCAATGCGTTTGTAGGGGCTAGGGCTACTGCGGGAGGTATAGCAGGACGTTCTTGAGGTGGCGTTATAACATAATCACCTCCGATTATGTTTATATTTCCTACATTTTCTAATACAAAAAAATCTCTCATTTCATAGTAAATCCAATTTCCCCCAGTCAATACTCTTCTGTCATAAACCACCAATGCTGTCAGATGATAATTACTTCCATCTCTTTGCAAAAAAAGTCCATGTAATTCTACATTCCAACTATATGCCGGCATATTAACGCGCCACTGGGTCAAAATACTCCTTATTGCTCCACCGTTTCGCGTCCAATATACCCAAACTCCAGATAATCTATCTCCATTACCAAGAACAGATGTACCTTGCAAATCATAAACTATCCCTCGTATAGTTACACTTTTTTGAGTAGCAACTCCTCTTAATGAATCACGACGCTGAGATGCTCCAACTATGCCCTCTCCCATTCTCATTTGATTCATTTCTACTATAGGCAACCCTGCGAAAAATCCTAATATATAAGGGCTGCTTGGTACGGAAGGGCGAAAACCTTGACTTTCGAAACAAAAGCGATAACCCGCCAAAGCCTGCTCTTGTGCTACATCCATAAACCATTGAGCATTGCGCCATGCTGGCACAAATTCTTGTATCATGGATGTTAAAGCGGATTCACTTGTTACTACTGGAAAAAATGGCACGTCTTGATATCCAAAATTCTCAATATAAAACGCTCTCCTGTGCCTTTCCAGTACGGCTTGTATTGATTCTTGTGCGCCTGCGCTTGTATCGTGTCCCGATGATATTAATTGCGCCAATATGTTTTCTGCCCTCGCGCTGTTTGTCTGCATTAGGTGTTGTACTACTTCTGCGGGATGTGGTATCGGATTTGCTTGCGACATTGCGCTTGCCCAATTTGCAGTATCTCTTATCCCGCTTAGTGCGTCCTGTCCAAATCCAGACAAATGTATTCCGCCGATTACATTAGCCATATCACCTAAACCCTGTACGATTTTCGCAGCTTCAAGGGCAATTGCCGCCTGCACTGTTTTTGGTGCAAGGGATTGTGATGTTATTGTAAAAAGTAGTAACAAACATATGACTTTCATTATGATTTTTTTGATTATTGATTTTTTCATTATGTGATTCTCCCTCCATTTTTTATGTATCGGGATTATCGCAAACGCACAATGAATGTTGCCTGTTATGCGCTTGCGACAATCCCTTACATGTTTCTTAGCGTCCTGTAAGTCTACGGAAAATAGACAAACCGAGCGTTACTACAGCCACCATACCTGCGACTGTAAGAGCGGCGGGGGCTACTGCTCCGATTACTGCGCCTGCACCGCTGATGAGGTCGGGAACGATATCGCCGACTTGTTCAGTTAGATTTGTAACTAATGCTGTCATTTTGTCAGTCTCCTCTCGTTGGAATTTTAAATATATTCATAACGGATGATAGTATAAAGTTGACAATGAATATCATTGTTCCTGCTACTATTCCCGCAGTGAATCCTACGCCTACCAGTTTTCCTATGCTTTCGACCATTCCCATTATCTACACCTACTCCATAAAATAGAGAATATTGTCATTACCGATATACCAAGGCCAAACGCGCCTAATGCGACCAGCCATATCATGCTTGATAGTTTTGCTTCGGCTGTTTCCATTATTAGGGGATACAGCCAGTCTTTGGGGCTTTCAGGCAATCTTTCCAACCTGCCGACTGCGTCCAACAATTGCCCCCGTCTTGTTGAGACCTGCCCACCTGTCAAATTTGGATTATTTATATCCTGTGTTGCCATCCTTACTTGTACCGATACACTGTTCCATGTTTCACCTGTATACCTGTACCTATCTCGCGACCCTAATTCTTTTATGTCTGAATAAAGCAATCGTCTATTTGCACAATTTTTTATTGTTGGTATTGGCACAAGCCCTTCCCTTGCACGACGCAACTCGTTAAAATTCCAATGCAATTCAATCGAATGTGTCGAAGGGTTTATTACCGTTGTAATTGAACTCATAAGAAGACCCATCAGTGCATTAAATGACGCTCGTGTATATTGTTCTGGGTTATGCATTTTCGCCATTTGTATCTGCGCATTCAAGTCCCTTCTAATGCCTGCATTTTCCATTTGATTAATGTCTATCCCTAATAGATGTTGTGATTGCATATAGTGAATTTGGTGTGGCTCGTCGGCAAAAACATTTATCTCCATCATGCGTACAGCAAAAACAAAAATCATTACGGCTACTGCCAGAACTAACAGATAGTTAAATAGTATTTCTGGCTTTTCTTTTATGAATCGCTTGATTTCTTCCAGCATAGTTAGCACTAAATGCATTGTGTATCCTCCTTTGGTTTTTTTGCCGTGAATCGCTTATTGGCTTCTGTCCGTCTCGGGACGGGCCTGAGAAAAACCGTCACGCTAGTATTTTCTTCTAAGGTAATGTATCCGCGCCGTGCGTTGGCTCGTTGCCCTAAAGAAGCGCGCTTCGCGGCTGGACAAGGAGGAGGGGTCTTCGCGGTTGTAGTTGCCTACGACTGCGAACTACGTGCGGCTTTGACGGCTATTGTGTTGCCGTTTGATTTTTTAGGGAGTGCGGGGACTTGGCTTTCGCCTTGGGGCTTGCCTTGCCCCCGCTATTTAGATGGGGGGGTTAGGCTATCATAATTTGCACGTATTTCCCGTCCGCCTTTTCTATGTGCATGGCTTGTTTGCATTTGGCGTTTTCTTCATCCATTAAACGCCATAGCGGACTTTGTCTAAGGTCTTTTACAATCCCTTCGCATAAAAACGTGCCAGAACTTCTTAGTATTTCAACACGTCCATGCTCTCCAATTTGTGTATCAAGAAACTTCTTTAATGTTGTCATTTTTTTTGCTCCTTTGTTTTTTATTTGCCCTGATGGTGCGTTGGGCTATGTAATCCAGCGTTTAAGCTGGAATTAATTAACCATATTCGCGTAATTTCTTCGCATTATTGACAGTACAGCGTTTATTTCTGCATTCCCAAAACGCACTTTCAATGCTTCTTCGATTGCGCTTTCACTTATTGGAAATTCTTGTGTTACATCCTTTACTCTTACCGCTTCGCCGTCATAACGCTGGCATACGTCTTTTTCCGATTTGCCTACAACATATTCCAACCCTGCGCTACCATCCATTGTGTAAATGTACTCATACATTTTTGTCATCTTAATTTCTCCCTCCGAGATTTGATTTTTAGTATCCTGTACGCACTCCACAGTTTGATTCATGGCGTTCTACTTCTCTTTCTGTTACCAATAGCCTACGCCCTATTTTTATTGCTCCGCTGCCCTTGCGGTGCATGAAGTTCATGGCAAACGCTCGCTTGCACTTCCACCTCTCCATTAAATCGTCAGTGGTTAAGTAGTTCGGTTGCTTCTTTTCCATAGTAGTTGCTCCCTTCCGCTTAATTACGTTTTGTAATTACAATTTTACAACTACATTATGTAATTGTCAATACTTTTTTTTAAATTTATTTTATTTTCAACTCTTATATGTAATAATTCATGTACAATTACTTTATGTAATCGTATACTATTTTAGGGAGTTGTTCATTATGTTTGGTGATAATCTAAAACGCGCAAGAAATTCTAATGGCCTAAGTCAAATGGCATTATCGAAAATTCTTTCCGTCGCCCAACCTACCGTTGCAAGTTGGGAAGTTAACAGAACAAGTCCGCCACCAGAAACAATAGCCCAAATTGCAAACGCACTAAAAATATCTCCAAGCGAATTACTTGGCGTGGATGATTTTGAAGATAAAATTTCATTTAAAGCCATCCGCATACCAGTCCTTGGGCGCATTCCTGCTGGCATTCCTATAGAAGCAGTCGAGGATGTACTAGATTATGAAGAAGTACCCGCAGAATGGGGCAGGGGTGGCCGCGAGTATTTTGCATTAAAAATATCCGGGAATAGTATGTACCCGAAATACCTAGAAGATGATGTCGTTATTTTCCTTGCTTCTAATGACTGCAATTCTGGAGACGACTGCGCCGTAATCATTAATGGTGATGACGCTACTTTTAAAAAGGTTATAAAGCAATTAGATGGAGTTGTATTACAGCCAATTAATACAACAGACTTTACACCAACCTTCTATAACAATAACGCTATAGAAAATCTGCCGTTAAATGTTATCGGCATAGCGAAAGAAATAAGAAGAAAAATATAGGGTGGGCATATGGAATTTCTCACAACAATCATTCTTTTTGGAATCCCAATACTAGGCCTGTTTTTTGCTTTTATCTACGAAACAACACGGAAAAGCAAATACCTAGACCATACGCCACAAACAGAACGCAAGATGTATACACTTAACCCAAAATTCCTTACAGCGCGAGAAGCTTCATTTTTTAACATTCTTTTACCCATTGCTTCAAAGCACAAGCTTCACATTTTCGCTAAGCCACGAATGGCAGATTTTATTAATCTTAATATTAACTTTAATGATAATCGTACGGAATTTTATAGACGCTTTAATCCGATATCACAAAAACATATTGATTTTCTACTTTGTGATAACAATTTTATACCTATCATGGGTTTTGAGGTTGACGATAAAACACATAAAAACCCAGACCGAGTAGCAAGAGATAGCTTTGTTGATGGCATATATAAATATATAGGACTTCCTGTACATCATATATGGACATGGAATGAGCCAGAAACAATAGAAGCATTTATAATCAACGCGAATATAAACAAAGAAGACAATATAACCACAGCACAAAACATACCCTCAAAAGGAGAGATTAGTAATGAGCAATGAAGAAAAAATACTAAATGCAATTACACAAATGCAAGGTGACTTCAAACAAATGCAAGGTAATATTAAAGATATTGATAAACGCCTTATTAAAATCGAAAAAAATCAAGTTAAATCTGATATGATACAAAAAGAAATATCAAAAGACATCAAAGTCATAAAAGAGGATGTTAAATATCTGCATACTGCTTCAAATGAAGCTTTTAGAGATATCGGAACACTTGACAAGAGAACAGACCATATTATTAAACCTGTTTTTAGAAGTGGAACACAATGAAAAAGCGTGCAGACGGCAGATACCAGCTTTCTATTATGGTGGGCTACAATGAAAACGGCTCACCTAAGCGAAAGCTTGTTTATGGAAAAACACAAAAAGAAGTTACCGAAAAAGCTACTGATGTCCGCATGAAGCGCAGTATGGGACTTGCTATTGATAGTGCAATCACTATAGGTGAATGGGCCACTACATGGTTTGACACATACAAGTCAGGAGTAGAATATAAAACACGCGAGATGTATTCAATCATAATCAAAAACTACATTGTAGCAACAATCGGCTCGGTAAAATTAAAAGATGTAAAGACAGCACATTTACAAAAAATCGTAAATGAGAATAGCGAAAAAAGCTGGATTGTAAAGAAGTTTAAAATTACAGTCACACAAATTTTTGAACAGGCTATAAACAACGATATATTATTTAAAAACCCCGCAAAGGGGTTAGTTTTGCCCGTAACTAAAACCAAACACATCAAACGTGCATTAACCGAGTGTGAGCAAGATAAGATACTATCCCTATCTTTGGATATAAAAACAAAATGCTACGTTCTCTTACTTTTGTTTACAGGAATGAGAAAAAGTGAAGCCTTAGCAATTACAAAAAACGACATCAATTTTGACAATATGACTATTTCCGTCAATAAGAATCTTGTGTTTATGGTAAATAAATCAATAGTCAAAGACACCACAAAAACAGAAGCTGGAATACGTACAATACCAATACTTGAGCCACTTAAAGAAACTTTATTGACTTATACAAAATCTTGCAAATCCGAATTTCTATTTACAACAACGAAGGGTGACACATTTACAGATACAGCATATAGGCGAATGTGGGCTAAATTCGAAAAAGCTATTGGCACTAGAGAATTAACGGCACATATTTTCAGGCATAATTTTGCTACTATTTTATACAACGCTGGCATTGATATAAAAACGGCTCAAAATATTTTAGGACACAAGAGCATTCTTGTAACTATGGATATTTATACGCACTTAGATAAAAATAAAAAAATCGAAGCAACCGAGAAATTAAATTCTTTCTTAGTCCGTAAGTTTGACTAACTTTTGACTAACATTTTTTGAATTCCCGACAAAATCGAACACATATTCGTGAGTGCTTTTCCTGATAAATACTGATATTCTTCAATCTCGTTGATTCCTATGCTTGTACAAAATACAGCGTTTATTTTCTCCTAAGCGGTAGGTCGCAGGTTCGATTCCTGCCAAGCGCA